CTCCTCCGAGCGCACCTGAGAGTGGGACTCGGTAGTTTTCGATGCCGATTTTGTCGAGCCATTCGCAGAATCTTTTTTCGTGGTAGATTCCTTTAGACTTATTTTTGTTTGCCATGTCTGCTCCTCATAACATGTCATACATATGGTATGATATGTAGCTGGACTTGTTGTTGCCATGATCTGAACAAAAAATTCAGTACGATTATTACATGCATCACACGGATACGTGGGATTACTTAATATCTTTCGTGCTGATTTCGATCTGACAGCCAAGTGCTTCTACCCAACAAGCGAACATGAAACCTGAGGGAACTCGCTTGTACTGCTCCCACTTATGAATCAATGATGGCGTACAACCTATACTAAATGCAAGCCCTTCTTGTGACATACCTAATTGATTACGTCTATCGATCAGGCTTGTAATCATTTCATCATAAGATGTTGTTACATATGTATCACGTTTATAGTTTGGAAACTTTTGCATGCAGCTTACGCTTATCCCTGCTCGTAGGATATGCACCTTCCATTAGTTCCATCACTCTCATAATTTTCTTTGCGGTTTCATATCTCAATTCAGTGCTGCCATTTAACGTGCGATAGTATGTTGAGGTAGGTAGCCCAGCCTTGATGAATACTTTATGCAAAGGGATATCAAATCCCTTATGTTTTTCCTGTATGGTATGCCAATAACTTTGTATCATACTGCGGTTATGCAGCAGTCAATCAAGCCAGTCAAGTTTATCCATCTCTACATACCCATTGCCATTGCAATTTGTGCATGATCTCAATGGTATGTCATCGTTGAGACTGGCGTATACTAACACACCAGTCCCATCGCATTCAGGACAATCATTAAACTTAGCTACAATTTCAGAATCTAATTGTGTCATCTAACTCTCCTATGTTTTGATTATCCTCCCATGCTTTGGTTGCTCGTTCAAGAAATTTCTTGCGCACAAATTTAGGATTTGTTTTTTCTAATGCATCTGCAATGTCAATCAGATGTGAAGGCCAAGCAACCATTGGCCCCATTAGATCTGCTATAAATTCATAGTGCTGCCGTGTCATCGGCGGTGTTTTAATTGTGTTCGTCATCTGGTAGTGCCTCCCATTTAAGCTGCTTGTTGTTGTCAAAGTGCAATGTTATATAGTCATCATTGCCTTTGGTATCAGTTACCTTGAGTTCAAGAGCAGTAAAATCTTTGAAGATCTTACGCACTTGCCTAACCTTACTTGCATTCATAATAGTTATATTCATTTTGTAATCTCCTCTATATCTGTGACGGAATAGTCTCTGTGTACTGATTTAAGGTAACCAGTACAGTCTGTTCCTTCATCTGCAACACGACAGAAAGCAATTCTTTTTGCTTGCTTTTCATTGCTAGCAATTACTCTTACAGTAAATCCTTCTTCGTAATGCATAGTTACTACGTATTTATGTAATCCATTTCCTGACATTGTTATCTCCCTGTACCTCTTACTTGGTACTCTGCTTTGCAGCTATATCGACCTGCATCATGCGTGTCGTTCCATTGCGTGCAAAAATCTACAGCCTCCTCTTCAGTAAAGAAGGCGTGTGTCTCGCTACCTATTTCGTTTTTGAAATAGTAATTCTTACGACCAGCGTGTGGTTCTAAACCATTAGGCCAGTCGTCATTGTCTTTCCACCATGTGCGTTGAAAGCAATCGTATACTTCTATCATGGGTAATACTCCTCTATCTTTTCATGCGGATACAGATCTAAGAATTGCTCCGCTACTTTATTCATAAACGCTTCACGCTGATAAGCATGATGCAAGCTACGTTCACCATCTTGATGTATAATTTCTTGAGCAAGATGATGGTCAATCATGTTTGCTACATCCCTGCTGCATGTATCCATAGTTAGTTTAATTACTTTGTATGGATACATATCTGTTTGCTCACGCATAAACTTAATTAACTGTGTGTGTTTCATATTAAGTCCTTTCTTCTGCACACTCTGGACACACGTTGACTACTGCATCAGTGTCCATTGATAGGTATGCGCAGTCATCACACCCATCTGTTGGTGTGTTAGTTACAATAAAGTTTTTGATTTGCATCAGTGATATGATTGAGAATGGATTGCTTTCTTTAATTTCTTTAGACAATTCACAATCATTATCTTCTATGTACTTGTCAGCTAGCATACCTGATGCAACGATCTGTTTGTATACAGTGTTAAATAAATAATCTAACGCCTTGTAATCTGGCGTGTTAAACATTGTTTCTTTTTTCATTTGGTTTTCCTTTTCCATTTCATTTTCAATAGCTTACATGGTGCGCGTGCGCAACACAACCCACCACATAATGACCTCGATGCAACGCCAAGCACAAGATGTAGCCCCTCAAAAGAGGAGCAACACCGATGTCAAGGTTACAATACCGGACGCTGTGGCTGCATATAAAAAGATACAGATGCGATCCTTTGTTTCTTCGCGATCTAGTTCTGTATCAGTGTAACCTAGATTGCGACGTTCATTGCGACGTTGTTGAAATATATCTAACATTGAGTATCTCCTTGGTAGTGAGGGGGCTTACGCCACCCTCTTTTGCATTGCTGCTAGTTTAGATGCTAGTGATGCCTTGCTTTTAGGCTTGACTGTCATGCTCCATTCTTCACCTTCGTTGATGATGACGTATACTTGCAAGTCAGCTTCGTGACGTTCAATGAGTTGCTCAAGTTCTATCTCGATGCGTTCAGCTTTTTCGCAAGCTCTTTCTGCCGCGATGTCTTTGCCTTCTGCAACATATGATTCGAAGTCAGTAACCGCATCAGCTAACATCTTCTTCTTGTATGTTAAACTATTGTAACTTGTATAACACGCATCGCGTGAGATATTCTTTTGTAAATATTCCATGTTGTCACCATCGTGATAGTTGATGACAGCTAGCTTTAGTTCTGTAAGTGTGGGTGTTGAGTTTGATTTAGTCATATCTAGTACCTCTAGTTAGTGAGGGGTAATTCCCTCTGATGCAGACCAAGAGCCAGTAACGAAAAGGTCTTCTTCAGACCCTTGTCCACAGCAACTTCTTTCCACGCCTGTGACCAGATGTAAGGAAGGCAAGCATAGAATAGAATACAGACAGGAGTTAGTGATAAAGGAAAGTGGTTGCAGTGGATTTTCGATGCTGGCATGCAGGTCAAGTCAGAGGTAATTACTACTCACTTAGAGGTATGCAGATATGGCTGAAGCAAACGAGACGCACGCGCTTGCTGAACTACAAGATAGATTTCAGCAACGAGAGCGATGAAGTGATGACATGGAATATTTACGAAAGCATATCTTTTGTAGTACCTTGTAGTACCAGTTACATAACATACAAGAGGAAGATAGATAGCCTGATGCACGTTTTGTGCGTTGACATAGGGTGTATTTGTAGTGCTAAACATGGGGGGAGAGAGGGAGAGGGGGGCTACAGTAGGAGTTAGTATGACAAACATAGCACTAAGGAAGTTAACACAGAAACAGACTGCATTGGTTGATGCATATGTAGCAAATGGTGGGAATCTTACACAAGCCTCACAAGAAGCTGGATACGCTGAAGGCGACAGCGGAAGAGTTACTGCACAGAAGAGTATGAAGCTAGCCCATGTGCAACAGTACATGATGGAAGTAGTAGCGAAGGAGTTTAGCAGACATGCTCCAGCCGCCGTACACCAGTTGGCAGGGCTAGCGAAGCAAGCTAAGAGTGAGTACGTACAGCTAGAAGCTAGCAAGGATCTATTGGATAGAGCAGGGTTTAAGCCAGTAGATAGGAGTCAGGTACAGCTTGCAGGAGATATTAAGGTGTCTATAGATCTAGGATAGGGGTAGGGGGGTTAAAAAACCTAGATAGTTACTTAGCTAGTGATCCCTCACTCACATGATTAGCGAAAAAAGCTTGAAAAAATATTGTTAATAAAAAGGGTTTTGTAAATGAGTAGATTTGGTGATAAGCTTCCGGAGACGTTTGATAACAGTGCTGATAATTCTACAGCTAAGAAGGCGTTGAAAAGTAGTGGATATACAAAGGAGACTGAGTAATGTGTTTTGGTGGTGGCGGCGGATCGGTGTCTGCAAAGACTGAAGAGATCTATGAAAAAGAGAAGAAGGACTATGGTGAGTTACCTTCCCTAGCAGTGGGTGATAAGGTTAAGCGTACTGAAGATGGTATGGCTGACATACCTGATCCTAATCGTAAGAGACGCTCTGATAAGAATAGAGAGACAATGGTTAGGGGTTTGGCAAAGCAGACTAAGAATAAGGACTTAGCGCGCAGCTTGCTAATGCCGTATAGCAAATGAGTAAGACACCAGCGTGGACACGTAAAGCAGGGAAGAATCCCAAGGGTGGTCTTAACGAAGAAGGTCGAAGAAGCTATAAAGGTGGTACTCTTAAAGCTCCTGTTAAGTCTGGGGATAACCCAAGGAGAGCTTCTTTCTTAGCACGAATGAGTGGTATGCGAGGGCCAGAGCGTGATAAAGATGGTAAACCCACTAGACTTCTTCTTAGCCTAAAGGCATGGGGAGCTTCGTCAAAAGCTGATGCTAAGTCAAAAGCAGCAGCCATTAGCAAAAGGAATAAAAAGAAAAATGCCTGAAGGATTATATGCAAACATAAATAAGCGTAAGAAAAAAGGGATTAGTAGATCTAAAAAGAACTCTACTATTAGCGATAAGGCTTACAAAAATATGAAAGCTGGCTTCCCTAAGAAGAAAACTTTATTGAAAAAGGATAAATAATGGCTTGGACATTTAAAAATGGTGACCCATATAAGGGTGACACACACGAATTAGCTGGTAATACCTACTCAGGAAAGACGCGCACACGCGATTCTAAGCCTTTGATAGAAGTAAAAGAGGCAGCAGCCCCTAAAAAACCACGCAAAACTAGAGCGACACCTTTTAAAAAGGAAAAGTAACTGTGAGTTTCCTTAATACATTGCAGCCTAAAGAGCGCGATACACTACGTAGGGTGGTGCGCATAGTACATATGAAGCATCATCCTAAAGATTTTCAGACAGATCACGAAGCTGACAAGATAATTGAGGCTATTGGCCCCGAAATTGCAGCAAGAATGATTAAAGTTGGCATAGATAATAAGATATTAGATAAGTGATAGATTTTAAATACAGGCCGGATGGCGAAGTTGTTAAGGCGTTTATGAAAGACGACACATTTTTTCGTGGCATTCGTGGGCCTGTTGGTTCTGGCAAGTCAGTGTCTTGTTGCGTAGAAATTTTTAGACGCGCACTAGCTCAGAAACCTAATAAACAAGGGATACGCCGCAGCAGATGGGCGATAATCCGTAATACAAACCCACAGTTAAAGACTACAACCATAAAAACATGGCTTGATTGGTTTCCAGAAGAGGATTGGGGCAAGTTTACTTGGTCAGTTCCCTATACACATATGATAAAAAAAGGTGATCTGGAGCTTGAAGTCCTCTTCTTAGCACTTGATAG